TATTATCATTACTAAACCTAGCGATATATATTTTGACCGCGGATTAAAGACAGATAATAAAAATCTAAACAATAAGTTCTCGGGATATAGATCTCGTTTTGAAACTATACAAAAGTTCCAACTTACTTGGTCAGATGACTTCTCAGATACAACCGTATCTAATGCTACAGGAGAAAACCAGTACGAGAAAACATTACCTAGTACTTTATCAAATGAGGTAAGAAAAATAAATACCGCTGATACTATACAAGAGCTTACACAGGAAGGTATAGAGAATCCTACCGACTTGAGTATGAACCACTTAGCTAGATCAAGAAATCCTTTTGCAGGAACTCTTTTGATTCTAAATAGACTATTTGATGAGAATGGTAAGAAGCGTATCTACATATCTAGCTTTAAGGACGTATACGAATCAAAGTTAGAATTATTAAATGCTTCCGGCGCAAGCGTAGCTTTAAGTAGAGTAGGAGAGTTAATTAGCGATAGCGGTATAGAATCAGCTAATGCTGACGAGACTACTAAGTACTTACAAGACTTCTTTATGATGTTATTGTATGGTACTGCTGAAGCAACAAGACACGCTGATAAGGCTACTACATATATGATCCGTCTAATGGCTTACAACGAAAACGGAAAGAGACTTAAACATTTCTTTGATATGTCTTCGTTTGCCAGTAAGTCAGATCCTATGGGACCATCCTTAGGTAAGATAAACTTTGTAAACAACATTATAAACTACATGTCTTCCGAATACGAACGCATGCAGAAACTAATAGACGGAGATGAGGCAGGTGATGCTTTAATCGGTGACAAGACCTATAAAGAAATAGGTAGCAAGTTTGTAATATTTGAAAACGTAGTAGACGCTAAAGAGTTAAAAGAACTAGAAGACTTTAGAAATGCATCAATAAAAACAGCACAAGATTTTATAAAGTATCTTAATGCTGATAAAAACTCCGATCTCCGAAATAGAATTGAAATCCAAATCGGCAACTACCTAGATGGTCTTAAGAAGGATATGAAGAAGACTTTAGGTAAGATGAATTTCTTTAATAACAAGCCCTTATTAAATACTGCGTTATCTACTGTAGCATCTAGAGTCGTTATAGAGAGAGCAACCGAAGCGAAGATTGAAGAGTATACCGATGCTTTACTAGAAGGATATGTAGCGAATGACTGGACTAATAAGTTTGAAGTAACTATGTTATTCTACGGTGATGTAGGATTAATTAAAAACGTAGATGATTTCTTTAAACGTAATGCGGGTATAGGTTCTACAGGAACAATACCTCGTACAGATAAATATATGATCGATTATATTAACGATCGTTTGTCTAAGTTCAGTTACGCTAAAACATTAAAGCTTCCTGTAAAGTCATTTGGTAAAACAATGACTAGTGCTGTACTAGAAGATAAAATATCATCATCTGTATATCTTAAGGAATACATTAAAGCAGCTAAGGAAGAAGCTAAAAAATTCATAGATTCTTTAGACTTGTCTAAAGCAGATAAGGCTAAACGTCTTAAAGATACTTATGCTAATATTGAAAATAAGTTCAATAAGGCTTACGGTAAGATGACTGAGGCTGATGGTCAAGGTTGGATTACATTCGATGCTTATAGAGCTTTACTTATGTCTCTACGTAAGTGGTCTCCAGAACAAGAAAAACTATTTGTTAAAATATCTAAAGGTGAGACTATAGATATAAATGAAGCACTTATGTTCTTCCCTGTTAAGAAGATGCAATATTGGGGACCGCTTTTAACCAAGGGTTTACCTGTTAAAGCATTCCATAAGTTTTCTTTAATGCCGCTTATTCCTAATATAATCGGTAATGAAAATTTGGGGATCCTACATCAGAAAATGATGGAGCAAAAGATTGATTACAGTTTAATGCTATCTGGATCTAAACTTAATACTTTAACTAAAGATGGTAAGGTAGATAAGTTTTATAGTGATGCTACTTCAGCTGAAGATAGAAGTGTAGCCTTTGCGGATGCAGACTATACCTTTACACCTAATGAGATATTCCTAGATAACTTCAAGGACCAGGTAGACGTACACGATCACTATGATGGTAAGATTACTTTCTCTACACAGCTTCGTAAGCTTATTGAGAATGGACTTATGGCTAACGGTGTACCGACAGATTGGAGAACAGATATAAAAGATGATGAGGTTAGATATAACACGTGGGAGGCTGCGACTCCTGAAGAGAAGTTAAAGTCTAATAACTATAAAAAGATACTTAGATACGAGGCTTTACTTGCTAAACTTGTATCATTAAAGAAAGACCAGCTTAGTAAACGTATAGGTAAGAACAAAAAAGAACTAGTAAAATTTGTTAGGGAGAATCTTTCTCAAAGAGAGTTATCAGATAACGAACTAGACTTTATTGACTACAACGGTATAACTAACGACTTTAAAAATGATTTAGACTTGTCTCTATCTGCTTCTCAAATTGAGAAACTATTAGTTGGTATTGTACAGAAGAAACTTGTAAATCAAAGAGTTACAGGTGAAGCTTTAGTTCAAGTATCCGGTGTAGGTTTTGAAAAGAGCAATGCTAAACTACGTAAAGCTACTAGTAAAGAAAGTAAGTTATACGGAGGTACAAATGGTCTTTCTACTTATCATATCGATAATGGTAAAGTTAGAGTATCTAAAGTAAAGATATCTTTACAAGGAAACTTTAAAAAGCTACTCTACTTAGATAGTGTTGTAGCTAAAGCAGAACAAGAAGGTATTGCAAAGATAGATGCGCTTAACGCTTTAATAAAAGATGAGAACTGGTTAGACAAAGTAGTAGATCCTAAGAAAGAAATATATACAAAAGCTTTTGCTACTTTAGAAAGTTCTAAGGGTGACCGTAAATTATTCATACTTAGATCTGATTTAACTCCAGAGATAGCGGCCCAACTTACACCTGATACAAAAGACGGTAAGCGTGTTAAAGGCAAAGAGTACTACGGCATTAAAATTCTTGGTGATTACTATTCACATAACTTGCTTAAGTCTAAGGATGGAGAGAACCTAGATGTTATTGTTGTTGATAAGGTAGAAGATGCTGAAGCACAATACCAAGCCTATGTAGCAGGCGGTGCTAAGAACTTTACCGGCCTAGGTGATGTACAAAAACCTGATACTAATAGAGACTTTATTAGAATGGTTGCTGTACGTATTCCGGTACAAGGACTTAACTCTATGGAGGTAATGGAAGTATTCGAATTCCTACCGGAATCATCAGGTAACATAGTTATTCTTCCAGCAGAGATTGTGGCTAAGTCAGGAGGTGACTTCGACATCGATAAGATGTTTACACTTATGCCTAACATCTCAGTTAAGTTAACTGATGACGGAACAAAGCAAGTACTTAAAAGTATGTCTGAACAGTTGGGTAGAACAATAACCGAACAAGATATTACAGACATTCAGAATAAGTATAAAAACGAGATGTTTGAATTCTCGGGAGAAGCATTTAGTGAAGAAGATGAGGATATCTTAAATCTTTATGATTACCTAATAGATCAAAGTAAGATTAGTGTTTCTGTAAAACTGGATAAAGATGAGAATACTGTAAGAGGTGTGGAGAATGCTTTATTAAAGGAGATGGGAGATATCTTAACCATGCCTGAAAACTTTGTCAACCTTGTTACACCTAACGGTATAGATATACTATCTGACATTGCGGAGGATATGGCGAGTAAAGTTAGAAAAGCATCTAAGGGTAAACAGCCGCTATCTAAAATATTTGAGCTTGGTCAGAATATGTACAAGCATCAATCAAATAGTATCGGTAAGGCTGTCTTAGGTATAATAGCTGTAGCTAATACATTTAATACTTTGTTTGCCCGTACAGGTCTTGTTATGTCAGAATCAAGAGTTCTTACATATACTAGCGATGGTAATCCAGTATCCATGAATCAAAATATTTACTTGAAACACAATACTATTAATGGTAGAATATCATTATCTAGTATGTATAGTAAAGACCTCGGTAATAAGGTAGCTGATGTAATCAACCAGATGATCAACGGAGCGGTTGACGTAGCTAAAGATGCTTGGATATTTGATATTCAAGGTAATAAAGAAGTTATACCTTCTTTGTTATTTATGATTCAAGCCGGCGTACCTATTAAAGATGCGGTATACTTTGTATCACAACCTATTATTAGAGATTACATAAATAAAGTAAAGTTATATAAGAGTCAGTTTGCTGTTCCTCTTGGTCAACCGGATACAGGAATGTATTTTAGATTAGAAGCAAGAAACAATATATTGTTTGATATCGCTAACGGTTTTACTAAAGATCCTTCACAGTACATTAATCCTTTAACTAATCGCTACGATAAAAGTTTAGTATTTGGTTTACTTGACGAATTTGCACCAGAGGTTAAATCATTTAGCTCTGATGACCTATATAAAAATTTACAGAGATCTGAAGGTGAAGGATATACAGAAGTAGATAGAGCTGTATTTGCACATTTTCTACAGATACAAGAAATGGCTGGTCAGATTACACAGTTAACGCAAGGTCTGAAGTTTGATAACGACAGAACCTTAACCATGTCTGATGCTAGAATAAAACTAGATAAGATTGCAGAACTGTCTAATGGTATATCAGAAGAATCTATCAGAAGGATTGTAGAAGAATCACCTATCTCAGCATTTAAGATCCAAGACTATATCATAGAAAAGTTTGGAGGAATCTTTAAGCTTAAGGATGGAGCAGCTGTAAATAATATAATAGATAGAATCTTTGAACGTCAGCCAGATAATTCAAGTATCTACGCTAGATATAAAAAGAATACTAAGATGGACGAGGATGAGTTTAGATTAAAGTATCGTGAAAACATCCTGACTTACTTATTCCAAAAAGATTTCTATACGTTTGATATAAATACTAAGTCCTACCAAAATCAGAATGTTCAATTCACAGTAGAGGAGGTAAGCAGTCTGACAGCTGGGGTAGGAGTTAAAAACGGTGTATTATATGTTAATAAAAACGATATTAAAAAAACGTTTGATAACAAAGATTACTTGAAGAAGTGGACTTACGGAGCACCTCTTTCTGGCAACATACTTAGCATGTACGATAATGTTACTGCTTTAGAGATGTTTACAAAGTTCTTATATGAAAGAGAGACGCTTAGAACATTTGAATCAAATTCTTTGGCTAACATTGAAACATCACCTGAATATAGTTTTTACTATAAAGAATTTAGTAAAGAGACAGATGAAAAAATCAGATCTTACAAAGCGTATGAGTCTGTACTTAGAGATAGAGCTCTGACTAATATAGGTTTACACGGACATTTGTTCTTTGGTCCTATGGCTTACGGTAGACAGATAATGAGACTCTCAGAGAAGTACCAAGATCTATTTAAGAAATACCCATTACTAGATAACCTATCTGCAATAACAGTTAAGGCTGGTCTTGATACCTTTACAAATCTTAAGTTCTCAAATACGTTATTGACAAAAGATGACTACAATGAATATGTAGTTAACTTTAATGAGCTATCTAATCCATCTGTAAAGAAGGTAGAGGATGATGTTGAGAATGAAAGAATCTCTAAGTTATTCCAGATGCTACCGTTATTTGCAATATTACAGTCAGGTTCTGATACAAAGAGTACTTATAGTTTGATTAGGGCGGTACCGTTTGAATCATACTTACCTCTTATTTCAAAACCATATAAAGACTTTGTAGATTCTTCGTTGGATGAACAGACCTCAGTGCTTGCTGACTATACCTTACAGTTTGTTAAGAGCCAGTATAATAAGTCTAATAAGTTTAAAAACAAAATTAAAAACTGGGCTAAAAGTTCTGTGAAGGATTTAGAAATGACAAAGGATCTTAGAAATAGAATAATAAACTTAGATCCTAGTTTAGTTCCACCTGATCCGTTTAGTACTGATATCTTAGAAGATGAGGTAGATGAAAGCAGATTGGTAAAACTAAATGCTCCGGGCGGCGCTGTAGTAAAGATAAATCTAAATTCTTTAAAGATTGGATTTACTCCTAACAGCGAACAGTTAGATGCTCTTCAGAAAATGGTTGACTTTATAGAAGCCGACCCTAGTAATATATCTGCTCCAGAAAGAATGTTTTCTTTTACAGGATATGCTGGTACCGGTAAGACTAGTATCACAAAGATATTATTAAGCTATCTGAAGATGCGTGGAATCGGAACCGGTCTTACTGCAACAACACATAAAGCAAAGACTGTTCTTGCCAAGGCTACCGAAAACAAGACAGAAACTCTTCATAAGTTATTAAATCTACGACCTAGTCCTAAACCTCTTGAGGAGTTAGATTTAAGTGAATTAAACTTCCTTAGAGGAGAATCAAAAAAAGTAATACAGGATAAAGTAATTATTATTGATGAGTCTTCTTTTATTTCAGATGCTCTATTTGATTTTATAAAAGCTGAGCTTAATAATAGAGAAGACCTAAAAATAATTTTTATAGGAGATCCTGGGCAGCTTCAACCCGTAAAACAAAAAAATACATCTAAAGTATTTACAGATATTAGCAATGCTGTACAACTTACTAAGGTAGAAAGACAAGCCGGTGATAATCCATTAGGTCCAATCTTAGATGGTATTAGAAGCAAGTTAGATTCACCTACAAGATTATTCTCTGCAGAGTCTGCAGTAAATGGTAATGAAGGTATAGCTTTCACTGTAGACAGAGAGTCTTTCTTAAAGGCTGCAGCAGAAGCATTTAGATCAGATAACTTTGCAAATAATAGAAACTTTGCAAGAATAATAACTTATACTAATGATGACGTATCACAATTAAATAGAGATATTCGAAAATCTTTAGGCCTTACTGGAGAATTTAGACCAGGTGAAATACTAATGGCTTATAAGAATGCACAGTATTTCAAAGGAGATTACCAAATCAAGAATTCTGTAGACTATGTTATTTTAGAAAGTACTTATGTACCATCTAGAAAAATTGGAGAGCAGCACTTAAAAAATGCGATGTTTACAGATAAAAAATTAAATACGCCGGTTGTTGCTGCAGGATATGAGGTACTAGTTCAGGATTTAAATGATCCAGAAGATGTCACAACTATGTTTATTTTAGATCCATCTACAAGTGATGAGGCTTTGGAAAGACTTGCTGACCAAGCGGAGGCACTAAATAAACAGGCAAATAAAACTAACGTATTTAAAGATTTAAATGGTTTTAACGATTCATTCTTTAGTACTAAGAAGCTAGTAAGAAACGATAAAGAAAAAGTTAAGAAGGGTATTGATTATGGCTATGCTCATACAATTCATAAATCTCAAGGTGCTACTTATACTAATATATTCGTAGACCTAGATTCTATATCAACTATTTCTGATCCTAGTCAAAGAAATAGAATGGATTATGTTAGTTTATCTAGAGCTACAAATATAGCCTATGCTAAATTTAGCGGATCTACAAGCGAAAGTTTACCAGGTGAAATAGACTGGAACGATAGCTTCTCTAAGAAGTTTACAGTTCCTATAGGTAAAGCAGGCTTTAAGTACGCATACAATATTGCTACATACTCTAAGATAAAGATTATGGAGGATCCTAAAACTGGTATCAGAACCTTTTCTTACAACTTAGAGAAAGAAACATTAAAATACATGATTGATGGTAAAGAAGTTACTATAACTAGGATGGTTCCGGTTAAAGGTATTCTTACAGAAGAAACCGTAAGACAATTTGCAAATGACTATCCTAACGCTTTAGTATTATTTAATGACTATGATGGCAAGGGTAATCCTATTGGTACTAATAGTATCTGGAGAATTCTAGGTTCTAATGCTGCAAGTATATTTACTAAAAGAGGACCCGCCCCAACAAAGATAGGATCAGAAAAGCATAACAAAGTAGCAGCTATGACTGATGAAACTTTTGAAGAAAATAAGGCTCTTATAGATAAATCTTTAGAAGCAATTGAAGCTCAGCTTAATGCTCCAGGTGAACCTAAGTTTTTAATTATAGACGAGTATGGTTTTGGTCAATACATGATAGGGTTTGTAGAAAACGAACCGACTGTACAAAAACCACAACTACCTGTTATAGCTAGGCAAACTTTCTTGTACCTATCAGAGCAATTATATCGTAAATTTGGTTATATAAATCCGCATTACCTATCCTTTAAAGAAGGTAGAGTATTAGTCCAGGAAGGAAATACTATTACTGATGAGGATATTATAGAAGAAAGAAAGTGTCAATTTAAAAGTAAATAGAAATGATTTGTTCCATTCCTAATCTAGATGAACTAACAGAATATGGTAAAAAAATAGGCCTAGGGCATATGTCATCGACGTATGCTCTTAGAGCTTTTATGACCTTTAATAGCAAATTACAGCTAGGGCAAGATCCTATTGTTCCCAATAAGGAACAGTTTAGAGGTATGTTAGAAGATCTAAATGTTTGGAATACCGAGGGTAGAGAACCCGTAATGACAGATAGACTTCACGGATTTGCTGATGTAATGAATGCTTTTCCCGAGTACAGAGTCTTAATGACTTCTATTAAACTTGATACGCAGTCACAGAGTTTGATTAAAGCCTCAGCTACAGTTAATCTATTAGCTGAAAAACTTAGTAGCAATCTGAATGTACCGTATGAATTTATTACGGAGGATGAGGCTATACGTCTTACTAAAAACTTAGATACTTGGAAAGGACAACCTGGGTTTTTCTATAACGGAAAAGTGTATCTTATACCTAATCTTGTTACGGAGAAAACCGTACTACATGAATTTGCTCACCCGCTTATACGAGCTATAAGAATGAGCAATCCTTCTTTGTTTAATAATCTTGTACAGAAACTTAGATCTACAGCTAAAGGTCAGGATCTAATAGCGCAGTCTAGAGATAGCTACGGTTACTTAGCAGAAGATGACCCTACTATTTTAGAGGAAGCCCTTGTTAGATCACTTGCTAATACGGCAGAGGAAGATCCGAAATCGGCTTTTAGTAAATTTATAACTGATCTTTTATTTGCAATAAAGCAGATAATCAGAAAGGTATTTGGTGATACAGCCAAAAAAATAAAAGTAGAAAATCTAAAAGAAGATACTACTATAGAAGAGCTAGCAGATATGCTTGTGTTAGAACAATTTGATATAGACTTATCGACTATTACAAATGATGACGTAGTTCTTTATATGGAGGATGTGAATAAGTATGTAGAAGCTATGAAGAATTTATCTACTAACGAGCTTCAGAAAAGTACAAACTTATTCTTTGAGATGGTTAAGAAACAAATCAAGCTCTTAGAAAAAAATAAAGACTATGACGGAATGAAAGCAATCTTAAAGGATGCTTTCCAAAGACCTGACTTAGCAGAAATATTTAAAAACCTTGCACCGTACCAGGATATAAAAGCTGTTTACGAAAACGAAATGAGTCAGCTTTACAGAGACGCCGAGTTTGCAAGAAAGCATACGGAGGCCTTTGTAAATAGTTTAATTAGAACTAAGTATATGGTAAGGAGATTAAACGATGCTTTAGTTAAGCTAGTTAAAGATCCTAATTCAAAACAAAATGTAGCTACTGTATTCTATTATAATAACGTTATTAGTTATTGGGAAAGCTTCTTGGGGGATTTCCAAAAGAAACTGGATGCTGACGCAGCCTTAGGAAACATCGATAGTGATAATCCTATATATGAATTAGTAGGATCTATTGCTACTGAGATTAAGACTTCTAGAAACCACACTAGTAAAATATATTTTGCAGGTACATCTTCCTTAATAAAAGATACTCTTGCTCCGATGCAAACTCAAATTGATGAGAAGTTTAAGAATATGATGGAGGATCTTAAGAAAAGAAATGCTTCACCAGAAATTATAGCTCTTCGTCAAAAGGATTACTGGGGTTTAAGCGGAGATGCTTTATCAAAGTTCTTGTCATTAAAAAATAAAGTAGAAGGAGGACAACCGTTAACAGCTTCAGAGAGTGAAGTATACGATAGATTAAAACTTATAAGCTATAAAGAAGGAGCATACTTATCAGAAGAAAAGATAGAATATCTTATGACTGGTGAATTAGGAGATGCACATGCTCTTAACTCTTTCTTAGAAGGTTACATATATAATCAAGATCCTGTAGTATTTGGATTTGCCACTTTTGTTAAAAATAGAATGACAGAAGTATTTACAAGTTCTCAGGTAAGAGGTAATAAATTCTTATCGGAAGTAAAACCACTGTTAGAAGCAGCTGGATATAACCAGGCTAACCCTGCTGAATTTGGTAGACGGGTTACATTCCTAGATTCTAAAGGCGGCAAGAACCCGGAAACACAAGAGTATCAAGAAGAACTAGTACATACCTTATTAAATCCTTGGAAAGGATATCGTTATGCTATAGGTAAAATGCGAGATGAGATACGAGCTGAAGAATTAGTTGCTGCAGAAAGTGGAGATACTACTAAACTTATTGAACTTAAATTAAAGTTACAAGAAGAAGAGAGAAAGTATTTCCATCAAAAAAATACTAGGGCTTATTACGATAGATATAACATATTTAGAAAAGGACCAAATGACGTAATTGGAGCTAAAGCTGAAGCTATACGAGCAGACTTATTAGCAAAAATACAGAACCTAACTTCAGGTATGGGAGTACAGTCTATAAACGAGAGACTTGATTCAGCTGAAGAACTAGAAGGATTATGGAGAGAGTATCGTCAATTATTCTCTAACTACCTACCTAGCGGTTCACTAAAAGATGAAGAAGGTATACAGATAGCGGAACGACTAAGAGAATTTAGAAATGCTTCTAAAGACTTATATAGAGAGGAGCTTATACCAGATTTATTTACAAACGCTCTTGCTGCCCATGAACAATACCTAATAGATTTAGGATATGAAAGAGGTGGAGCGGCGTTTAATAGACTGAGAACCAAGTGGTTATATAATAACAGTCGAGTTAAAGTAAAGGATTCTTATTTTGAAAAACAAAAAGAAATCCTAGATGAACTAAAAGATTTGACTTCATCTCTTCCAAAAGATACACAGACTCAGGAGGATTTAGCAAATCTATATGAAAGACTTATGCAGTTGATGTCTCCATTCAGAGATGAAGATATGCAGCCAGAAGCTACAGCAATGGATGTAAAAAACATTGCGGAGATTAAAAGAGTTCAGCAGCTGATCGAGATCACCAAGAAAGGTATAGCTAAGGCTAGCGGTTTAACTGCATTAGAACATGAAGAGCTTACTATATATTTCCAGAAGTTAAAGAATGGAGAAGATCTTCTAACAAGCGAGAGGTTAAGATTAAATGATTTACTTCTTAAAAAAGAAAACGAAGGTCTGCCTGAAAAAACAAAGAAAAGAATATACGAGTTGTATGCTGAACTAGCCGACTTACAAGAGTCTGTACCAACAGATTATTATATCGATATAATAAACAACTACATGTATCTTGTAGATCTTGAGGCCCTTCAAGAAAGAATGGGATTCAAGGACGTAGATAAAACAAATGCTAAGTTTTTACTAGATGAAAGATTCCTAGATTTCTTAGACGAACAAAGCCCAGAGTTTGCAGAATGGTTTAGAAGTAATCACGTAATGCAAAAAGCTATAGACAGAGATGGAGAAGAATACCTTAAGATAGAGAGAGTAAAAGCTTGGAGTGTAACCAGACCAAAGTCTTCAGAATATTTAGAGTTATTTTCTTTTACAAATTCTCAAGGGCAGACAGAAGTTATATCTGGAATTCCCACAATGAATTACTATGATAGAGTTGTTAAGGACGAATACGTAACAAAGGTTGTTACTTTACAGGAAGCTATTGAAATGGGAGACGTTACGTTAGCTAACGTAGATGCTAAAGGTGACTTCCTTCCTAGACTAGATGTACCAGATAGTCCTTATATCAATGAAAAATATTTTGAAGTAGAGAAAGATAAGAACTTACATAGAGCCCTTGTAGCTTTAATGAAATGGCAAATGGATTTCCAAAAGGATAGTCCAAATCCATCAAAGCTATTCCTAGATGTACCTCGATATATGAGAAGCAACTACGAAGCTAGACTAAGCATGTTCTCTGCAGAAGGTAAAATGGAGAATCCTATTAGTAGCTGGTGGAAAAGATTCCGAGCTTTATTTGTGGGATCAGCCGATGACTTTGATAGAGGATATGGTTTATCTGATCAACAGACTATGGCTAAGGGAGATTTATTTGATGATCAGTTTGCAGGAGTTCCTATTACCGGTTTATCAAATATTGAGTACGAGAACGTATCTCTAAATATAACAGAGTCTATGTTAAGATATATGATCTCTGCAGAAAAGCAAAGAGTCTTAATAGAGATGAACCCTATGGCTAGAGCTTTACAAACTGTACTATCTGATCCTGATAACACAGTAAGATCAATAAAAGGTCTAACCAAAAACATGTTAGACAGTGCAAATCTTATAAATGCTTTTGAAAAAGGGGCCACTAAACTTACTAAAAAGGGAGAGAAATCTATAAGACAAAAAGCTATAGACAATTTTGTAGAGAGAGAATTTGAAGGTAAGTTACAGAAAGGAGCTTTAGGAGCAGACTCTGATAATATCTGGATTCATAAACTAGCAGATAATATTATGAAAGCTTCTGCTTTCGGATACTTCGCTATGGATATTCCGTCAGCTATCAAGAACTCTTTTGGTTTAAGAATACAATCCTTAATTGAAGCTGCTGGAGGTAAGTACTTTAACCATCAGTCTTATACTCAAGGAACAGCTTGGTCTAATAAAACAACTTGGGAAATAAGTTTAGAACTATATAAGTTTGGACCCAAGTCTTTAAATACACAGATAGTAGAACTATTTGATCCATATCAAGGAAGATTTGAAGAGAAGTTTATAGAACATGGTTCTAGATCCTTAACCAAAGACGCTCTTGGAGGATTATCCTGGATGACAAGCTTCCGTAAATGGACAGAATTAAATTCAACCCTTTCTATTTTTGGGGCTATGATGTACCACGAGAAATCTGTAGAGAGAACAGTAAACGGGGTAAAGCAACGTATAGCTTATATGGACGCTTGGGAAATTAAGGATGGTCAGATACAACTTAAAGAAGGAGTAGATCCGGAGTGGGGTATAAACGGTAATAAGTTTAAAGCCTTTAAAAATAAAGTACACGGTGTAACCAATAACCTAGCAGGTTCCTTTGCTAAATTTGAATACGCTGAAGCAGATAGATATGTGGCTTTCCGATTTGCTATTGCATTTAAACGTTGGTTCTTACGTATGTTCTTAAATAGATGGCAACACAGGGGAAGTCTTAGAGATCCTAGATATAGATTTGATGCAGCTGTAGGAGATACAGCTATGGGTTATCACATTGAAGCCATACGTTCTTTTGGTAGAATGATTAAGACTAGAGGGGAATATGCTAATTTCTTATCCGATGATGAAAAAGCATCTATGTTAAAGACTATAATGGACGTTGCTTATGTTGTAGCATTCAGTATGGCTATCTCTCTTATCTTTGGTTTTGATGAAGACGATGAAGATAAATTTGCTAAACTTAGATCAAAGTCAGGACCTTTGCCTATATTTGGTGTAGCAAAAGACCAAGGAGAGTTTAAGTTAGGGGGATGGATGTCTAATCACTTACTCTATTTAACTATGCAACTTAAGAATGAGTCAGTACAATGGTTACCTATTCCAGGTTACGGAGCAGATAACTATATTGACTTGCTTAGTATGGAGTCAGTATCTATGACAAATACTTGGGATAACTATAAAAAGATTATAGCTTTCAGTGCGTTACATGCTGGACACGGACTATTTGGTACAGATCATTCTAAAGCATACTTTGATCAGGACGAAGGTCCATATGTATGGATGCAGAAAGAAGGAGATGCATGGTACGAAGGATCTAAAGTTCTTACTTATTTTGGTAGATCTTTAGGTTTATCTGGTAAAACAGTATCGCCGGATATGGCTGTAATTAACTGGGTCAAAGGACAAAACTGGAGATAACAACTTATAACTATGAAAAAATATACTTACGCAGAACTAGAAGCAGAATTCAAGAGATTAGGTTACTCTTGGCCAGGCTTCCACCTTATTGGTGTTAGATCTAAAGCTAACGTCAATAACAAATTTGATGATCATTTTTATATAGTACAGGGTCCACTACTTCACGATCCTGTTACTTGTACTACTAACCCAGGTAGACACTGGTTAATAAACTGGATGAACCCTAAAGGAACAGCAGTGCTTAAACCAGGTCAGTATCTAGACACATGGAAACTAGGATTACATAAGGGCAAGTATGAGGCATTAGTACAACGTAAACCTATTACTGTTTATCGTGATACAGACAAAGATGAGACTGCAGAAGAACAAGGTATAGAAGACACAGGGCTTTTCGGGGTAAATATACACCGCGCTAATCCATCTGCTGTAAGCTCACTTATTGAGAAATGGTCAGCAGGATGTCAAGTACTTAACAACCCACAAGACTTTGCTAAGCTTATCAAGCTTTGTAAAGAGTCAGGTAAAGAATTCTTGACTTATACCCTATTAAGAGAATTCTAATGAAGAAGTGGATACTATCTATACTAAGTAAAGACGGAGACCAAAGTTCTAAAAGACTTGTAGGTCTTTACTGTATCTTAACCGGATCAGTAATGGCATGGATAGCTACGTTCTCAGAGTACAAAACCCCGGAGTATATGTATAACACAATTATGTTTATAGGAGGAGGAGTATTTGTAGGAACTATGTTAGAAGGAGTATTTACTCAAAAGATGAATTTACCTAAACCCCAAGAAGATGCTGGACAAAAAAATGAAGAAACTACTGAATGAGATACTATTAACTTCAGTTATATTAGGAATTGCAATTTGGATAGGTGTACTTCTATATAAAGTAAAAATGTCTACTTTAGCAATAGAAGAACTAAAACAAAAAGCTTTTGGGGCAGAGACACGCCATGCTATGGAGGTAGACTCTTTAAAGTTTAAGATGTTCCAAGACAGTCTAAAGATTGTAGACCTTCAAAGAATAAACTATATCAACACTATTAATCAACAAGATAAACAAGATAAAGATGAACGTGATCAAATTATTGCTACTATTCCTACTGCTACTGATAAGCAAAGGGACCAACTATGGACAACTTACTCCCCAAAGAATTAACTGGGATGGTACTAAGGGGATCTTCTTTACCGATAAACAAGAAGAGCAATTGCTCCAGATTGTTGTTGACTATGACTACGTCAAGGCCAGCTTGGCTCGGCAAAAAGAAATTAACAGTACCCTCACGCTTAGGATACTTGACAAAGAATACGAGATCAAGGAAGCTGGTAAATCAGTCAGAACTCTGCTCTCAACATTAAGTTGGTAGCGGTAAGAGATTCTTTAGCAGATAGTCAGGATAAGTTGTCAGTTTCTAGAAGAAATAATTGGATCTTTGGAGGAATCTCCGTATTTTTATTCAGTAGTTTGATATATACTATAACACACTAAAACTATAACATATGAAAAAAGTATCAATAGCAGCGCCAATGTATACTAACAAAGCGCGTAACGTACAGTCTAACTTTAAAAAAGGAGGATCTGTGGGATGTAAACCATCAATGAAAAAGATGGGTAAGAAAAAGTAATTATGGATAGCAATCATCAGTTTCTTAAAGCTCAAGTAAAAGCTTTCCATCCTAATTGGAATGATGAGCAAATAGATGCAGAAATAAAAAAGATACTAGCCGGAGAAAGCGAGGACGCAGATGACGGCTGTTTATACTGTGGATCTTAAAAACATAAAATAATGGCAAAGAAAATTTTAAAAAAAGCACAGGTTGGTTTAAATACAATCTCAGGTAGAGCACCCGTTATCAAATCAAAAACTTCTATTAATGATAAAACCGGAAATCGTGTTCAAAAAAGTAAAGTATTAAACTACAAAGGTGAGCCAGTTAAAATTGTTAGCACTAATTATAATCCCGATACTGATCAGTATGGATCACGTCAGTCCTATAAAACAGGAATAGGTCAAGCTATTGGCTATATTAAAGCTAAAAGAGCCTTAAATCAAGAAAAGAAAGGTGGTACTATTAAAAAAAAGAAATAATGGCAAAGAAAAAATTACCAAAGGCTCAACCCGGTACAATCGTTAAAAAGGGTCCATTTGGAAGAACCAAAACAATGGAAACTACTGGTACCCAATCTGATTATATCTTTAAAGATACAGTCCGTAATAGAAAAGGAGAGGTTGTAAAAGTAAAAGAAGGTGTTTATAAAGAAACTCCTACTGAAACTATTGATATGGGTAAGAAAACTAATCGCAAAGGTAAGGTTAGAGAATATAACCGTAGTACTACAAATGTAAATACTCCAGAGGAAAGAATGACTTTCCCAGGTATGAAGAAAGGTGGACCAGTTACAGCTCTTGACCAAGTAGATAGAATGTATAAGTCTAAAAAGAAAAAATAATGGCTAAAGTAAACGTTACTGCGGGAGGAGAGAAGCATGTATCTATAAGAAGACTACTAAAAGAGGAGAAGGTAAAGTAGGTAACATAATGGTTAATCATCCTACTAAAGATAAAGGTGTATGGGATACCATAGACCTAACTAAAAAAGCAGGAGCTAAGACCATTAAACAAGGAGTAGCCGCCACAAAAAAATGGCATAAAGAAAACCCTTATCCAAAACCAAATGGCAAAAGTAAACGTAGCAAAAAGTAGCTATGCTCCCAAGGTGACTAAGGTTAGTCGCCCTGGGGTAATAGCTAAGTCTAAGACTAGTAGATTAAAGTCTAGTAAAAATTATAAGAAGGCCTATCGCGGCCAAGGGCGCTAGACACCAAGTACTTTCTTGATGTCCGGCTTAAAATAATGAGGACCTTTTAGGATCTTTCCGTCTTCCCTGTACACAGGTTTTCCGTCTTGTCCTAACTTACTTAGATTTGATCTGTGTATTTCTTTAAATACATCTTCGATCTTATCCTGGAGACCATGTTTAAGAATCGTCCCATAGATAATGTATAGCTGATCACCGAGAGCATCAGCAATGCCCACCAAATCGTTGTTCCTAACTGCTTCAAGATACTCGTCATTTTCTTCAGCTTGTAAAGAATGACGTAACTCGGCTTGCTTTGTGAAACCAACGGTAGGATTTTTCGCATCTTTTTGATCGAATAAGTAATGAAATTCAGAAACCAGATCTATGAAGTCCCGCATGTATTTAGATATTAGTAAGAGTTACAATCGCTATTGTATTTTAATTTATCTATGTCATGGTCACCTCCATTCTTAGCCATCTTGACTAAGCCTAGCATATCTACATTATTTGAATAGTCACTAGTCCACATAGACAATCTATCTACTGATTTCTGATAGGTCCTTTTACTACTAAGCTCTTCTTTAAGTTTACAGTTTTTTTCATTCTGCTTGTTAAGCATAGCCTCTAGTAGGATAAGATAATTGATTACATCGCCTATCTTCTCTGATACTACTTCAGATTTAACAGGTTTGTTATCAACTACTATATCCTTAATAGATACAAGATGTTTAGTCATGTAACTCCAGAGAACTTCAGCTGATGTGCTGTGGAGGGAAAATCCCCCCGCAGCTTCATCAAAGTTTCTAAATACGTTATCATCTTTAGCGTATTCTTTATGCTTGGCTAGTAGAGTCTGACGAACTAAATCAATTCGCTTCTCTACTCTTTTGCTAAACTCCTCTCTTGTCATAGGTCAGGTAAATCAAATTTCGGTAGATCCGATTCACCAAAGATACTAAATTCATCCTCTTCTACAACATCGCTAGTTACAGTTTCTTCTAACAACTCTTCAACAACAGTAGGTTCTTCTTGGCTTATAACATCAAAAATACTTAACTGATTCTCAGGTTCTTGTACAATATTTTGTACAGGATCTTGTACAACTGTTTCTACTGGTAATGCAAAGTACTCAGTAATAACTTTATGACACGTCGCCTGATCTTCAAACCAGTTCTTAGGATGTGACATACGCAAAGCTGTAGCTACAGAATTGTAATAGTTCCATGCATTATCCCAGTTAGTGTTGTCCAATAGGGCAACTTCATCAACTAGGCGGTCGCGTACTGAAGATACCTGCTCTTTATTAAGACATTGCTCCTCAATAAACATACGTCCTGTTAATTCAGAATATGTACGTATACTAGCATTATATGTAACTAACATATCTCTTGCATGTAATAACTCAGTATAGTGAGCATTAGCCATATTAAGCTGGGTCTGAATCATTTGAATAGCTTCTTCATCAGCTTTACCCGTATGCTTTCTAGCATAGCTAGATAAGTTACCGGCGAAGATATAGTTACCAGTCTTTGGTATATATACCCCTATGCCACATTTAAATCTCATAGACTTGTCGTAAGAGTTACCCCATACGAACATCATCTTCATATCAGGATCAGATCCTTGGTCTAGGATATACATCCCATTAGCAACGTTACCGCCAATACTTGCACGGTAAAGTTCTTGTTCTACATTAAAGCCACGTGCTGCAAGTTCTTCATGAACTTTATCTATAATAGATTTGTGGCTAATAGGAGTGTAGCGCCCACCGTGGTTAGGTAGGGCTACAGACTCCAAGTACTCGCGGGTAATACCCGTTGGAATTCTTTTACTCATACTAAAATAAACTTAGTTGTGATTCTTTACTTCTTTTGAGAACGTTATCTATTTCTTTATAGATATTTTCAAGATAGTATTCTTCGTTGATATCGTAGCTTACCCAATCTTTATCCTCATACTTATCCATAATAGTTTGCATCCACTTGCCAGATTCTAGTTGAATCTCTCTTGCATCTACAACATTACGTTTAACTATTTTACATCCCTTGTTAGATATATAATATCTAACAATCTTCTGAAGATTTGTATCTTGACGAATACCTTTTATAAAACATGTCTCTACAAACTTCCAATCTCCCTTAGCCTTTACGCCTCCACAGTAATCTAATATCTTTCTATTAGACTGTAGAAACTTTTCGGGTAACGTATCATGCACAAAGTAGTGATAGATAGCCTTAGGTATAATTAGAAAACTCTTGTTCTTATGTAAAGCTAGATCTGTAAATTCAAATCTACCCTTACACTTTGTAGGAGCATATAGATACTTATCATTTACGTGTTTAAATAAATGATGCGGATTCTTTTTCTTTAACTCCTCCCAATCTGATTTACTAACTTCCTTGTAGTTATACACAGCAATATAGTTATTCACATCTGCCAGAATCATTTTCTGGTACTGATCGTGTTCTAACTGTAAGCTTGTTAGTTCTTCCCATTGTTTACAGATTTCTAGATACTTGTCTTTATATGTGGCTGGGATCATCATCTCAAGACCATCTGTATTCTGCATAATAGGAATGCTACCGGGGATACCCGTAGATAACATTTCGTATAACATAGTCAGACTAAGCTGACCATTAATAGTAATCCTCATAGTAAACTCTGGGTCGTATAGAAAACTATTCTCATCATTACTTAAACCATAAGTACTGTTAAGAATAATCTTATACACATAGTTCCTAGGATCTTTCTTGGGTATCTTCTTTCTCTCTTCGAAGAACCATTCGTACTGCTCACAGAATTCAGATTGTGGTATATGCGCAGGAGACCACTTATTTCTGATAGCTAGATTAGGATAAAAACTAGTAACGTCAGACGTCATTATAATCATACCTTCCTTAGCCTCATATATACCGGACTTAGCTGCACCATGTAAACCACCGAGACCATAGTCTGTTTTAACACCCTTGTGGGTAACAGAATATTTAAATCCACCCTTTGTTTCCTTAGGGTTTATTACCAGAGATTTAAACTTTTCAAATATATTATTAAACTCTCTACGTTTAAACGTGATATAAGGTAGGATAATATCCTTAACTATAATCTGATCTCGATCCGTTCGGAGCTTCTTCAAATCATACTTTCTTATACCAGTCTTCTTACTTAAGAAATACAAGAATAGTTCTTTAGATATCCTTGGTTCAGAAGCGCTGTAAAGATTAATACCATACTCGTTAGTTAAACTCTTACGTAAAAGAATTTGGTCACGACTTAATTCTAGAATAGCCTTCGTAGATAGTACGTCATTAATACAGTAAGTAATAATTGTATCTATCTCTTCTTTCGTTTTAATAACAGTGCTGTGATGTATAGGCATCTCTTGAATGTTATACCAATCCATAGAGTACTGAATCCATTTAAGACTAGATCTCTTAGCGTTATTGTCCCAATGATTCAGCCTGTATAAATCTATCTGAGATATCTTTATATCTTTCTCTGAATACTTCGGGAACTCTTCGTTATTAGATCGAGCAATAGTATCTTGTGCCTGTAAATAAAGAGCATATGCTATTCTTTCTGGAGCTAGATTTATAAGATCCTCCCCTTCTTCTAATAGAAATGCAGTTATCTGAGAGTCAAAGTTTATACCGTTAAAAGATATATGCCACTCCTTATTAGTAACGTTATCATTTAGAAATCGAAGAAGATCCACGTAATCATTTTGTAAAGAATGAACTACAAATGTTTTTCTTTCTTCAGTTTTATAATGCTGAAACACTGCAACAAAACAGTTGATCAGAGTTTCGTAGTCCATTACCCAGTTATTCATAGACAAAAATGGGGGATTACTCCCCCTTAAAATTACTTAATTAATATTAAACCAAGTACTGCTTGTAGTCAAAATTAGCCTCGTTAATTGCGAAGTATGAAATAAACTTAGCAATCTCTTCAGTGTTCTCTAGATAATACTCTTGATAAGTCTCTAGAGTACGACGTTCACGTTTGAATGGTATACCATCTTTAGCAACCTTACGTAATTCTGGATCACCGTTAGCATCTAACTTTTCAACCATATGAAGATTATCTTTCTTCTCTTTACTGATTACAGCAAGAACTTTTAACTGTACATCGTAAATGCATTCTAAGTATGGACACTCTTCAGAAACTGGAATTAACCGAAAGGTTTTACCGTCTTTCCAGGTAGACGTAATTAACATCATGTTATTCATAAATTGGTTTTTTAAAATTCAAATATACTAGAAAACTTTAAATACTTCTAGATCTTTTACTTTTACATATAAAGTTTCTTTATCGAGATTAGGTTTAGAACATAGCTGTCCTACCTCTCTTAGTAACTTCTTTGGTACAGCTAACAACGTAGAATAGTTATCATAAAATCTTTCGGGATATAAATAACTAGTCATGTGTAACTTACTAGAGGATTTATCACTGTAGTAATCTATCAGTTTGTCTTTAGTAAATGGATTCATTTCAGAATACCTGCCGACTAAGAAGTTATCAAAGTCATTCTTATACTTACTTAAGTCAAACACGTATGCGCTTTTATCATTCTCTAGCTCATAGTAAGTTTCGAATAGCTTATTATCGAGAAGTTTATCCTTCTCGAACTTCTCAAACTCTTGGGTATCTTTTCTTTCCCATACACAGATAAGTTTATTATCCGAGAAATCATAATAACCATCCCAACAAATATAACTTTCTATCGGAGATGCGTAGGATAATCTCTTTATGTCTAGTAAAGGATACAGAAAAATTTTAGACTTCTGTACATATTCTTTGTTAAGAGTTTTGATCATAGTTTACAAGATTACATTACCTTCCTTATACTCATAAGGTAAGTCATAATTACGTGATGTATAGTGGTAGTCTACAACTTTTAATACATCATCTAATCTATCTAACCATTCTCTAAGCGTTACTGAACTAACTTCAAATGCATAACTCTGGTTAAGTTTATCAACCACTATGAAATGAAACTTAATATTGTAGCTACTTAGATCTGGCATAGATTTTCTTACGAGTCTTACATACACGGCTGCTTGTAGCCAATATTTATAATACTCGATTGTCTCAGGGAAATCTTGTAGCATTTTACCTGTAGTTTTCAGGTCAGTAATATAGATAACTTTTTCTTCATGGGATACACGAATGTTATCTACTATACCCTTAAGGCCAAACGTATAGTTATCAAGATCAGCCAGGAGGGGAACCTCGCTTTTGGAATCAGGATTACCAATTCCCAGCAAGCTCCATGCTTTTTGATTCTGTTTAACCTCATCTACAGATAGCTTTACTCTTTGAAGAGTATCGTTATCAATGACAAGTTTATCACCCTTAGTTCTGAGAAATTCATAGTAACTTTTATTTTCATCAGTTACCATTTTCTCAACTCTTTGTGCATCTGTCTTAAGACTCTGATGTAGATTTACTTCTTGTAACACTTGTATGATATCTGATTCTAGATCTTCTAATGACATATCTAGATAGCCACCTATACTAGCTCTTACAAAAACTTTATCAATAATTTTCTTTGCACTATCTCCAGGAAGTTTGCCGGGAGATATCACAAACTTTTCATCAAACTTATCCTCTTCTAAAAGTAGACAATGAAGCAGCGACCCATCAACTAGGTGCTGCTCCATTTTGTCCTCCCTTTGGTTAAGGATATAATGATTATAAAATGATCTTGGGGAGAACAATAACTTATTCATCCCCGAATAACTAAAGTGAAACTTCTTGCTGTAGAAGTTCTCCTCCGCTTGGAAGTCTGTCAACATATCCTTTGTCTTTAAATATTTTATCTACTTTTGCTTGAGCCTCCGGAGTAAGGCGGATGTCCACAACTTCGTAGTGATTACTATAAGTTGCAGAACCTTCAGCGTACTCTCTCTTGATTATCTCTAGTAACTCTGGAGTTAACAAACCTTTCTCAATACTGATGTCAAAGATTCTATCCTTATCAAATCTGTACTTGTTATAACCCATCCACTTAGTAAGAGACTTAAATGCTACAGTGTTTTTATAACTGTGGTTATCTATAATACCTCTACCAAACTCCTCTAGTAACAAAGCAAGATACATAAAGCTCTGCTCATAGTTACTGTTGGCCATAATAGTTAGACCCATAAGGTGATTAGTTTTATCTTGACTTTTAAACATAGATCTTACAGACTCATAAGCTTCTTTGTCTATTACTGTTTCACCAAGTAAGCTGATTAAATCTTTCTGGTCATAAGCCTTAGCAGAAAACGGTGGAGTATAGATACTAATGTCTTCTATAAAACTCATACTGTTTCTACTTATAGGTGAATGATTAAAGTCCACAGCTTCAAAGCGATACTCATAGCCATTACCCCAGTAAGTTTTATGCTTACTAGGCATCTTATGATGATCCTTGTAGATAATATTAAGCTTATTTTTGTCGTCTAGTATACAATAAATAATCTGTTCAGTAGCAAGATAAGCGTTTACTTGTGCAAGTATTTCTTGAGCATTACAAGTATCCTTAAAGTTAGATAAGAAATACTTGAGGCCAGTTACTTTAACATAGTCATTATAACTGTGCTTAATGTTAGAGTCATAGAAATCTTGACACGTAATAATTACATCTGCTTTATTAAGATCTCTTACAATCTTAATCCCTTTGTCCTCAAGAAATGGGCGGACCCTTTCTCTAGGAATATTTACCTTAGGAGTAAAGTAAATAGATTTTACATTAGTTAGGTCTAAACCTTGTTGTATACATGATGCAGGTGTGGTATCAGACCACCTTATAGAATCTGGTACACCGCTATCGTTTACATATATATCTACTAAATCTAGTTTAAAACTAGAACTAGTTTCCGCCATTAGGCGCAACGCTTTTGCTCTCTTCATTTTTAGGAGTATTTTCGTTAATATAATCTTGGTAAGACTTAGTTATCATAATGTCTACACCAAAGAAGTTTCTGAGTTTCTCTAGGTTATCCTTAAAGTACTTGGTTTGTTCCCTAGCTTCATCATAAAGAATCTCGATATAGTTATCCTCGGTAAGACACTTATTATCAAGTAAGTACTTAAGAGTCTCTTTATATGATTGTCTACTAATAGAACTAATATTAAAGCTCTTCCTAAATATATCTAGGTTCTTTCTATTCATAGCTGACTCAATTCGGTAACTATGTTCTTTAAGAAGCTTTACTATATAGTGTCTAGACTTATCATAGTCACAGTTAAATAACATCTCAGCAGCTAAGCTTCGGTCATCATTACCGCTAGTCTCAAACATAATATTTAGGGTATTATATATATCTGCGTCTATAACAACACGCTCTATAGAATTGAATAACCTTTCTTCATTTACAACAGGTACACTACCTGATAAGATTCTATGTAAGATTGCTACACACTCTCCAGATACTACATTGTATCTATGATCTGTTGCATAGAGCGGTCCCCAAGAATCCTTATGGTTATAATACCTGTTGGTAAATAATAGTTTACCATTAATAGGAGTTTCCAAATCAGGAAACTGTGGGAACTTAGCTTGCACAGTAGCAATATCAAAATCACCATTGATAAAGAAATGCTTAAGATCAATACCCTCAGTACCTAGAGTTTGTGCAGGCTCCTGGTTTATAGGCTTTAAGATATTATTCTCATTACCTACAAATAAGTCTGCCTTAGAAATATCACTAGTTATAGTAAACCCATGCATCTTACATATCTCTCTGATATGCACTTGCGTATACATACAATTGGGGAGAACATATACCTTACTCTTTTTGGGAAGGTTAGGCATTTCTCCACCTGTTAATAGTTTTTGAATCTTTGGTAGATCATCATCGGTTACACTATACATGTTATATAACACAACAGTATCTTTAGGATAAGCTATGATGGGCATAGCCTCCCCGATAAAGGGAAGCTGCGCCAACATAGTAGATGTAACCGGATTAGAAGTTAAATCCGCTTTCATTATTTTACCGCCATTTTAACGATCTCGCTATTTAACATGAGCTTAGTAAACTTGGCTTTGTTGCCATTAATAATACCTTTCACAACTGCATACTTAAGGTCATTAGTGAACAAGTCCTTATCTGTGATAAAGTTAGTTACACGGTCAATGATCTTTTGGTCTACAGTATTACCATTAGAATAGTGAATAGTATAGTTAATCAAGCGATGTGCTAGTACACTAGCGATATCTGCACGATAATCATTACCATCTACTTTACCCATAGCAGTACCCATCTGACCTTTGATATGCTCCCAGTTAGTATGCGTTAACATATCTTTAGGAGAAACCATTTGGTCAAGCTTGTTATGGATAAACGTAGTAAACAAAGTAGCAAACTCTGCGCCTACGCTACCCTCACCAATCATTTGGATTAGTGGTAAGCTATCTTCAAACTTCTCTAGGCTAGAGATACTATTGAAGAAAGTAGTAATACTACGAGCATTAGTCTTCTGAGTTACAGTCTCAGGATGCATCAACAAGAAGTTAATACAGCGAGAGTCAATCTCATTTTGCTCTGCCCAACGAGCCCAGCATTCTACATCAAACTTTAAGTTAGTAGTAATAAAGCGAGTCTTTTGAGCCACGTCAATACTAGTAACATTATAGTCACCATTGTCTGGATTAGTAGTTAATACAATATGCCAGTCCTTTGGTAACTTCCAAGAGATATAAGTTTGACGGTCAATTAATTCCATACACGCCTGCAGAAAACGAGAGTCCTAACTTGTTATCAATCAAGCATTTAACTTGATTTTCTATACCTTTATATATACGTATAGTCCAGACTATATCTTCACACATACTTGTGTGTTGGGTGCTCGTGTTCCTATTATATTCCAGTAAACTGGTTTCAAGGATTAGTCGTTGAACCTTCAAAGAACTTTTAAATTCTAAGCTCGGCTGCTGATTGTCTTCATAAGTAAAGATGTCCCAGCAATTCTCCCAATTACGTGCCCACTCTCGTTTTAAATTTCCATATGTAACCATAAGCTTGTGTTGTAATATTTCTACAACATGCTGAAACATTAGTACAATGTGAATCAAAATTTCCATTTAATTGTAAATCCCTAACTGCATCAGCAATTGATGGGTATTCGCATATAAAACTACCAAATGAATCACATTTTTCTACTGTTTTAGCTTTAGCTTTATGACTATTGTTACTATATGAAATCTTATTTGTTTTTTCATATGACCAAAAATAACCGTAGGCTGACCTAGAAGAAGTATTTCCTCTAGCTGCAGAAGCAATCATGCTGCTGTTTTTGCCTAACTCTCTTTCAGCAGATGCTGCAGAAAGATGTTCTTTAATAAAACGTCCGTCTAGAGTATATTGATAAACCTTCTTACATTTATAAGATCCTTGTTGTAATACGGGATCTTGTTCAATGTTAAGCTCAGGTTTTAAAGTATCAATATAAAACTTCTCGCGAGTAAGTAAATCTTTTTGCTCACAGTATTCTAAGACTTTAAAAAAACAACTCTTCTCACCATACTTTTTAAAATGATTAACTAGTATAATGTTAGCATGTTTTCCTGTTCTAAGTCTCCTCCTATGACAAAATAACCTTTTACTTATGCATACAGAACTTCCTATATAAGTTTTGTTATTTATTAGTAACATATAGATACCTGACTTTGAATAGTTTTTAGTCAGATTCTTAACAGCATATAGACTTTCCATACGCCAAATATACAATATTCTTGATGATTATACTAAAAAATATTTATAATTTTTAAGCACGAGTATAGTCATCAAGAATTAAGATACCGCCTTCTTCTTTACCTTGGATCCACTCTGGAGTAGCATGAGACATGCGCTTCTCTCCAGTTGGTACATACTTATTCTGAATATACATTGGCATTACATTCTCGGGTATCCACTTAGACACCTTCTTGCCATCATCAGTAGTCTTAGCTACTTCAAATTCTTTAATAGGAAAACCGGTTAAGTCACCAATCTCCTCAATCTGAGCAAGATTAATCTTAACAACATTAAGACCTAGGTCCTTACCTATCTCAAGGATGGTACTTGTCTTACCAATACCAGCCTCACCCTCTACAGCAATTGCTACTGGAACTTTACCATTAGCCTGCAGATATCTATTGTTATCTACAATATGATTTACAAAAGTCTTTAACTCGTCTGTGTTAAGATTTACCTGTGTTGATTGTGCTTTACTCATTTTACTTAGTTTAATTTAATTTTAGGCCCGGGAAGTTGCTCATTCATATTAGATCTAGAAGAGATTACCCATAGCATTTTACCTCTTGGTTTTACAGTACAGTGGCACTCGCCATCTGTTAAATAAATCATACAGCTATAATGACCTACGTGCTCATTATAATACTCTATTACTGGGTCAAACTCGGTACCGCCGCGCCCAAATATTTCTACAGTGTCTCCAGCCTTATAGGGCTTAATACTATTAATCCTAGTGTCACATTGTAACACCGTGATATCAGTACCTGTTTTATACATATGATCAATCTCGTGGAAGAACTCTCTTAGTTCATCATCACATACAGAACCGCTGGTATCTATAGCAACTAGGATGTGTCTCTTAGGCTTGATCTTAAGACCCGCCATATCTTCAAAGCGCTTGTTGAATTTTCTTCTAAGCTTCTTTGTAAATACATTTTGAGAACCTCCCGCAAACCTTCTAAGATAACCTTTCCAGTCAAACTTAGGTGGCTCAGCGCTGCTCATCTTATCTAACAATCCTTGCATCTCTCCAGGTACATTACCGCGAGACTTAACTTGCTCTGCTACTTCCTTAAGAGTATGCTCTAATTGTTTTTCTATAAGCTTCTTCTCAGCTTCTGGTAGATCTTCAAAGTCTTTCCATGTGCTATGATCAGGAACTGGGTCACCGTCTTCATCATGACTTTGTCCATTACCCATAGCATCTAGAATCTTTTCTAGCTTGCTTTTACCACCACCATTTTGCTGCTGTTGGTTCTTAGCCTTAGATAAGATTTCATAATACTCTCTACAACCAGCCTTAGGGGGTAAGTTGTATTGTTTAAATGCATCACTATCTATAGTACAACCGCCTTCTGGGAGATACTGCTTATCAATATACTGATTGATCTCCAGGTCCATAGCTATGTTAGCTAGTTTTTTGTCTGCAAAGTTATCATGCATAGTAAGATGGAAGAATGCTATATGCAATAGCTCGTGCTTCAAGAGACCTATGCGGTGCTCATGACTCAGGCTATTCCAGAATTCCTCATTAATACTAAGCTGATAGTTAATACTGTTCTTACTCACACCTGCGGTAGGAACTCTCTTTTCCCAAAGCTTGTTTAGTCCAATGAGAAAGAGCCCGTAAAAAGGCTCCTTCAACATTAGTTCTTTACTTGCTTTAGCTAGACTCTCATGTTTATCCATGCTTCTTAGTTAAAGTGATTTTATAATTATTCATAAAGACAAACCCTGCATCTTTAAGTTGTGTCTCTATCTCATTAGCAAAACGAGATATAGCAAAGCCTTCTTGTAAAGGATCATCTTTCTTTGTCTGAGCAATCTGTATAATAGTTGCCCAATCTACATTCTTGAAGTTTTGATCTTTAATAACAGCATACTTATTTACTGCAGCAGCTATCTCATCTGTAAATAGCTTTTCTCTTTGGTGAGCAGTAGCTTCCTTATATAACATAAGGATATATACAATGTTAACATCTACATCTAGATTCTCTAGGATACTGTGCGCAACGTTAATGTTGTCACCATCTGATGAACGAGCCATACTAAGTAGGTTAGTATACTCTGCTTCACTTAACTTAACTTTAGTCATTTATCTTTTGGGTTTTTAACATCCACAACGGTGGCTTGTCTAGATTAGTAATCCATTCTTTAGCACTCGGGATGTACCCGTTGCAATCTTCTTTTACATGTTGCTCACCTATATAACGTACCATAACTTTTTTACCATCTGAGTTAGTTATATAAGTACCAAATATATATTCACATTCAAAGATACCTTCACTGTGATGTCTGAATAACCTATGACGGCTATCACCTAGCCATTTCTTAGTAGCATCAAACCAGTTATGGATATCTATGTAATCTTCTATTTGCCCACCCCATTTATTAACAGAGCTACGGGCATGATCATATGAATGAGCCATTAGTAATCTATAGTTTCAATATCTATACTCTCGTATGCTTCCGCAGTTGTTCTTACATAACCGTTTACAGAAACCTCACTGTCTTCTACATCAATAGATACATTACCGTAACCACCATCGTTGTTATACCAATCCCAGTTATAGTGATTATTTAAGATATGGTAACCAAAGTCTTCTAGTTCTCCAGAGAACATCTCATTTACTTTTACATACTCATCTGTACCATATCTAAATGGTTCAAAATCTATATCACTAATAGAACCTGAGTCACCTGACCCATCATAGTTTATGTATACACGGGTAACACCCTCATCTCGTAAACGTGAGATAAGTGCACTTAATTTAATACTTGCCATATTACTTTTGTTTATAGAATTTTCCCAATATATTAGCGTTTAACCAGAAATCTTTCTCTAGTACTTCGCACATAAACTGGTGCTTTACTTCTTGATAAGAAA